ATGGCCACTATATCGGGTTATGATCTCCAAATATCATTCAATATGAGACTGATAAATTCTTTGGCCGATGCCGAGGCATGTACTAATAGTATTGCAGATGTGTTCTATCAGGCTCTTATGAATCAGCTTATTGAAATGAAAGCTGACTTTATTAACCCCTCACAAGATTAATGGCCTATTCTTAGTTAAATGGAAGCCCGATAACCATTTCGGGCTTTTTTAATGGCAATACAATGACAAAGACAGAGGAAAAAGAAATCTTGACCGAATCGCTAACGATGCAGGAGGAGGAGTTTTGTCAGTTGTTCGTGAATGGCGGGAAGGATTTTGCGGGTCAGCGCGAGAAGTGCTTTAAAGAGGTTTTTGGTGAAGAATACCGCAAAAACGTGAGTCTTTGCAGTCGTAGGCTTCTGTCTAAACCTGCTGTGGCAGACAAGGTGAAAGAACTTGCTGAGGTGCTGCAATCGGAGAATGAAAGTATAGCTATGAAAATACAATTGACGGAGACCCTCAAGTCGGTTATGCAAGAGGCAGCTACCTCTAGCTTTAATGATCGTTTTGATGTGCCTCTTTCCCCGGCCCCCCTTAGAGCAGTAGCCGTTAATGCAGCGAAAGCGTTGATGGAGCTATATCCGGTTAAGCATGTACATGAATCGAAGCTAAGGGTCGAGGGGAGTGATGGAAATGTGATTTTTAACGTAGTGGTGCCGGTAGCCCCACTCAAGAATGAGGATGAGTAGCAAAAAAAGGATTACACGTAAAGCCGTTGAACGGACTATATATGTCATACTTATAGTAGTGATTGCGATATATGGACTGAGAGATACGGAATTCGCAGAGTCCGCAACCAAACTAATCCATGCAGTATATGAAGCTTTCACAATCTTATTTCAAACCACCAATGAACTCAGTTAAAGAATTTGTACAACAGAATTTTAGAATCATTATGACTATCGGGGCTTTCCTGATAACAATGTATGTTCAACATGTAAACAACACCAGTCAGATATCGCAATTACAGGATAAATGTAATGCCCTCGAAGTGAAGATTGCTGACCAGTACGACAAGATTGATGCTATCAAACTGGATAAGGCCGTATTCGAGGCAACAATGACACAGTTTGTTTCTATTCAGACTGACTTGCGGGAGATGAGAGCAGATATTAAAGAGCTGCTTAAAGGTCAGAAATAATGAGAGGAGTTCTTGTCTGTTTTATCTTATTTCTTCTCTTGGTATCCACGCCACGGAACCCGATTTTACCTGAGCCCCCTACGGTGATAGCGGAGGTGTTGATGGATTCTGTTGCAACGGCTCTTTTTGATGAGGCTGTGGAGTGCATAAAGCAGCATGAGGGGTGGCATGGCTCCAAACAGTTTCCGTATGTTGGTTATGGCCATAAGCTGTTGCCGAGGGAGAGCTTTACTGCGGAGATATCTGTTGAAATAGCTGATTCTTTACTGCGAGCTGATTTGCTACAGAAATGTTCGACGTTTCGTGCCTTTGGTAAGGATTCTCTCATTTTGGGGGTACTTGCTTATAATGTAGGGGAATATCGATTGCTTGGTCTGGGCAGTATGCCTAAAAGTAATTTGATTCGGAAATTGGAAAACGGTGACCGGGATATTTATGAGGAGTATATTTCTTTCAGAAGATATCGAGGAAAAGTTATTCCCTCAATTGAGAACCGCCGTAAAGCGGAATATGAATTATTATTTGATAAAACATTTCTTACAATGAAATATGATGGCAATTGACACACCTATTTGTATTGTTGACTCAGAGGAACTGTCTGAGATGAGACTGTCTGAACTTGTTGGGCGAACGGGAGTCACTTTAAATGATTTGACTCAGCCCGAGCGTAAATTTAAAGGCTACATGGTTTTATTGGACAAGCCATTTATGAAGGCATGGATATGGTTTATTCCGGAGAATTCTGTTTGTTATGAAGACTAGCTTTTCAAAACCTTTACTTGTGGCGGTAATACTTTTGGGTGTTACCGTTAATGTTTTATGGCATAAGGCCAATAGGCTTGCCCAGGAACGCGATAAGTATATTGAGAATACAGACGCACTGTTGTCTGAAGTGCAGCGCATACAGGTGGATTCTACCCGTATGGCGCTTGATGCGAAAACGCTGAGGATGACTGTTTCCGAGTATGAAGAGTATAGAACTGAAGATGCGGCTTTGATAAAAAGGCTTGGGCTACGGATTAAGGACATTGAGGCGGCTGCCAGACATCAGCTAGTTGTAGAAGCCCCGATTATAGCTCCGGTGGTGGATTCGGTGGTTGTGCGGGATACAGTCTTGGTGGCTATGCAGAAAGTGGAGATGATTACTCCATATATTGAATTTAAAGGAGTGATTGAGGACCGTGTGTTACGGGCGAATGTACGGGTTCCGGTGACGCTGAACCAGGCTGTGTGGATCGAGTATAAGCATAGGTTTCTTTGGTGGAGGTGGAAGGTGAAGGCTGTCCATCAGACGATTACCAGTGATAATCCCCATGTAGAGATTGGGTATTCGGAGTTTATTAGGATGGAGAAACGAGACTAGTTGAAAGTGATTTTTTATAACTTGTTGAAAAGCATCTGTCAGAGTAATTGATAGGTGTTTTTTTTGGCTACTTTTGTGGAGGCATAATCAATAATTTTAATAAAATATGGCAGAGTATAATTCAGATTTTAATAGAGGTACTATTTTTTCTAATAGTTTCGTATTTCATCTTCTATAAAGCCTGGCTAAAAGCGCTAGGAAAGGAAATCGCAAAAGTCTCGATGATTGAAGAACTAACATTATTGGAAGAGAATGTAAAGAAAGAATTCAACGAAAGTTTAGAGTCATATAAGGCAAAGTTGAGTGAAGATCTCTCTATGAAGATAGAACCTCTTAAAGCTCAATTGGATAAGAATAATATCACACACCAAATTCAATTTGGATTTCTACACCAAGAACGAGCAAAGGTTATTTTAGAGCTGTATAGGAAATTAGTAGAACTACATTCTGCAATGGTTGATTGGACTACATATCTTCATCCCGTTGTGAATGACGCTGAACAAGAAAGTCTGGAAAGAATTAATCGGGCAGATCGAGCTATTATCGATCTTAACGACTTTTATGCATCGAACAAATTATTTTTTCAAAAATCATTTTGTTCTTATATAGATGAGATCTTGAAAGAGTATTGGGATAAAGGTTGGGACTTTGGGCATAGCCAGAGTACATTACAAAGCGGACACATAGCCAAGGAGTATTATTAAGAATATTCAGAAAGAATGAGTAAGATATCACAGGATATTAAAGATAATTTCCCAGCAAAAATAGCAGAGATAGAGGATAGGTTTAGGAAGTTGTTAAATGTTGAAGATTAATTGTAGGCGGTTTCGTTCACTCAAAAAAAAGTAGAACTCTATAATCAATGGATGAAAGATGTTTTATAGGTGAAAATCAGCCTTTTAGTCTAAAACAGCAGAATTTATATTTTTGTTAAGCAATAAATTTTAAAAATGAGTAAAATAGATGATATTCGATTGGATTTGTTTGAGAATGGGCTTGATTTTATTGATAATTCATTAGATCAGATACTAAACCTAAAAGATCACCATAAACTAAAGTACTCAATACTTCATCTATCAGCGGGAATTGAATTAATCCTTAAAGAAATTCTCAGAAAAGAGCATTGGTCTTTTATTTTCGAAGATATTAACAAGGCTAATAACAAGGCTTTGGAATCGGGAGACTTTATGAGTGTGTCCTTTGAGACAATCATAAAGAGATTGGAAAATATAGCTGGGGTAGAAATTCCAAAAGAATCAATGTCGTTGATACGGGATATTCGAAGTCGAAGGAATAAAATCGAACATTTTATACTAGAAGAAAATAAAGAAGCTGTAAAGAGCGTAGTTTCAAAGGTTTTGCATTCAGTATTTGAAATCATTGATGAATATATTGATTTTGATTCCAGTTCCCCAAAAGCGAGAGAAATATTTGAGGAATTAAAAGCAAAATCCTTGAAGTTTAAAGAATACACAGATGTAAGATGCGAAAATATAGCACCTAAAATAGAATGCCTTAAGAAAGATGGAGTACAAATGATTACTTGCCCAGAGTGTTTTCAAAAAGCATTCCCTTTAACTGAAGATTACACTTGCCTATTTTGTGGATATACAGATGCTTTCGAAAATGTATTGGATGCATATGTAGAAAAGGTTATGAATATCTATATATTCATTGAGATCAAAGACGGAGGAGAGTCCCCTATACATGAATGTCCGGAGTGTGGAAGCGAATCATTTATTTACATTGACAATGAAGATATTAGTGGAAAATATGTCTGTTTTAATAAGGATTGCCTTAGGGAAGAAAATAAAGAAAATATGTCATACTGTAGTGATTGTAGTCGGCTTTATTGTGGGAACCCCATAGAGGATGAGATTGATTTATGTCCAGATTGTATTCAATATAGATATGATGAATAATATTTCTATTTTAACAAAAACTAAAAGCCGCTCCTGAAGAATCATTCGCTCAGAGGTTAATCGTCTCGGCCTCGAAGAGCTTTAATTACCACTTCGTATAGGCCCTGATCATCTTTTATTCGCAAGACATTATTCTTTTGATCATATATATAGAATTGAAAATTAGGGCTAAAGTCAGCATGAAAATGCTCTGAATTATCGCTTTTTCTTTGTGTGTCAATTACAATGTTAGGTCCGTTTATATCATCGAAATTCCAATGTACTGTTACTTTAGGTTCAATAAATTCTTGAAATTTCGTTCTTTTCCATATTACATAAGCGATGAATCTGGTTACTCTATTTTGATCCACTGTAAAGGGATTGTGTTCTTCAAACTCCTTTAAGGCTCTAAATGAATTATGGAATTCTTCTCGATTTCTTGCTATCATAGCTATAATCTGAATTGTATATGCAAAGTGAAACAAAGGTATAAAAAATCCAACTCCCTCAAATAAAAGCACCTATTCTTTGGTATAACTAAAAATATCAAAGAATGAAACTTACTCTCAAACGTATTTTTAAGGGAGAAACCTATGCCATTGGGAAACTCTATATTGATGGCGAATATTTATGCGAAACTATTGAGGATGTCGTTCGTAAATTGCCTATGACCTGCCCGAATACATCCAAAGGGATTGCGTGTAAATGTCAGGAGAAGGTGATGCATGAAACGGCTATTCCTGCCGGGACTTATAGGGTCACAATGGAATACAGTCCTAAATTCAAGCGCAAACTTCCGTACTTACATAATGTGCCTCATTTTTTGGGGATTCTTATTCATTCCGGGAATACTGCTCAGTCAAGTAGTGGGTGTATAATCGTGGGTAAAAATAAGGTTAAAGGACAGGTGCTGGAGTCGAGGGTTGCGCTGGATGCTCTTATTGAGCGCATCAACGGTCATGGGAGCATAACCATAACAATTGAATGAGGTGAAATATAAAAACGAGTAGCATGGCAGGTAAAAAACTTTCAGCACCTCAAGGGTTAAATATAGATTTCAACCCTTCCGCCAAACAATATGAGTTATGGAAACTACTTCAACCTGAATGCCATCTATGTGGAGGTCACATTGGGCAAAAACTCATAGGCGTTGATAGAAACAATAATGCACAGTATAAGCCATATTGCTTAAACTGTGGTAATACGAATATACCGCAACTCATTTTGGGTGGTGGTGCCGCTGGTAAACAATACAACTCTGCCAGCCTGTGCGGTAACGTGCAGAAAACAACCTCTTTAATTGCTGGAAACTCTGACCGCTAAGGGCGAAGACAATCAGCAGCCAATAAAATCTACAACATAAATCAACGGTTGAGTTATGTCTAAAATCCGAAACACTTTATTTCTGCATAATGGATATGTCGAAATAGTTGTTGAAAAGCCCAATGTGTACAAGCATACCACTTATTGCGATGTCGAAGACATTCAGTCTTTGGAGGGGAAAATAAGAATCACCAACAGCGGATATGCTTTTACAAACAAAGGTAATGTTGCTCACATTGTTATGCGCCACACCTCATCAACGGATTTGGTTGTTGACCATATCAATGGAAACACTTTGGATAACAGAAAAGCCAATTTGAGGGTGGTTACTCAAAGTGAAAATGCACGAAACAGGCATTCGTTTGTAAAGAATAATACGGGAGTTGTCGGAATTGCCTTTAGGCAAGCGGGTAATTATCAGTATTATAGATGCAGTTTATCTGACAAAATCAAAGTACACAAAAAAACAGGTAATAAAGTTAGATACACCAAACAGTTTTGTATCAACAAATTGGGGCGGGTGAAAGCTTTTGAATTAGCTCAAAAATGGTTAGAGCANNAAAAAGTAGAACACGGATATAGTATGGATTCTGGTCCAACGACTATCCCGAAAGGGAGTACGGCCAAGCGGTCGGAAATGGGAGGCTCCTCGTTTAGAGGATGAAGATATAGTCTAATCTGTGTGGAAACATGCAGCAGCGATGAGCGGTTATCGGGTAGCGAGCGATAGCGAATAATGATTTGGGAGGTAAAAGTTATATAGGTAGTGCGTGGCTCATAAGTAGCTGTATGCGCTTTGCAGATATTCGGGCCGTGGTTGGCCGTAAGACACTAAAGAGTCTTAGGGAGTCTACATGGAATACCATTAAAATGATCCTCAAAGATTGGGGACTTAAAGAGGATGTTCATTTCAAAATAAATAACCTCGAAGGAACTCTTATATTCTGGAATGACTCAGTGATTATTATGAAGGAACTTGCTGATTTGCCAAGTGATCCAAACTTTGAACGCTTTGGTTCGTCAGAATACACTACTGTATTAATTGATGAGGTTGCGGAAGTCTCTGAGAAAGCTGTGGAAGTATTGTTTTCCCGTTTGCGATGGAAAACACATGAGACCTTCATGGTTCCGAAAATGTTAATGACTACAAACCCTACTATTAATTGGGTTCGCAGCCGTTTTGTTCAGGATGATAATGGGGATCGTGTTGCTCTCCGGGAAGGAGAGGCTTATGTGCCTTTTTCAGTGTTCGATAATCCCAATCTGGCGTTCCGGCAAATTTACGAGGCATCTCTAAATAAAATCCGTGACCAATTAACCAAAGAACGCCTATTATATGGTAACTGGGATTTTGTAGAAGCAAATAATATGGCAATATATTGCAAATTTGACGGAGGAAAGCATCTTGTTACTGAATTGAAGGAAAAGGTTTACGATCCGAGTAAGCCGGTGATTACGATATGGGATTTTAATGTGGCTCCCCACATGTCGGTGCTTTCTGCTCAGATTGACTACGACAAGAAAAAAATTTATGTTCTGGAGGAGATACTCGGCAAACCGGAGAATAAGGAGAATAATACTCCGGCACTCTCTCGCAAGATAAAAGAGATGCTGTACCGAGATAAGCATATAGGTGGAGTGGATGTGACAGGCGACCCAGCAGGATTACAGCGCTCTACGACCAGTGAGGATGGCGTGAATAACTACACTCTTATCCTTGATACGTTTGGTAACGGGGTTCTCCGGCCAAAACTAAAACTGCTAAAGAAACAACCGCCTCAGGTTACCAGAACGGATTTTGTGAACGAAGTTTTCGAGGGCTATAACGGATGGGAATTACTAATAGATATACGATGTAGGAAGCTTACTCAGGATCTCGTGTATCAGCTAAAAAACAATGACGGAACCAAAAGTAAGACAAAGATAACCGACCCCAAGACTGGAGTAAGATATGAGAAGTATGGCCACCTGTCAGATTGTCTCGATTATCTGCTCTGCTTCTATCTTCGAGATATCTGGCATCGATTCCGTAGCGGAGATAGTTCCGTCAATATTCTTTCAACAGCAATTATTTACGAAGGATTTAACTACTAAGATTATGTATAGACGATTTTTAAACGATAGTGATTATTTAGGGGTGATATCTCCTGAGTCGTTGTCTCAGATGACAAGAGGAAATGCAGACCGATTTATTCAGGCTGAGGAGTCGGCAGAGATGAGTATTATAGAGTACTTGAGTGAGAACTACCAGATAGAGCGAGAGCTTAATAAAGGGAAATATATAGCCGATTATGATCGAAAAATAACCTTTCCGGTAGGCGCTCATTTTTATCTCGATGGGAAGATACATGAGATGATCCGCTCAATAAGCGGATATAAGGCTCCGGCGGTTATTGAATATTGGGAAGAATACAGCGAAGGAGATGAGAGATCGTGTTCAGCGGATTGCTATTCACAGTTCGGAACATATTATTCCGGCGATATTGTCTCTCATAACGGGGTATTATATCGTTGCCTGGCAGAGAACGGGAATAAGTTTGATAATATTCGGATTCCTTTGGTTAATGGATGGCTTGAGGTGGCTTATTCCGGATGGCAACCTATTGAATATGCTTTGTGGAATGCTNNTCNGATNTATGATGGCGGGTTTTATACCCTGATGACACTGAAAAACTTTGATAACAACGAGGATCCTTTTGACTCTGATAACTGGGGGGCTATTGCAGATTATGATCCGACTTATAATGGCTATGAATTGTCAGACCATGAATATGTGGTATATGGTGGTAGGGTGTTTTGTCCGGAGACTGATGTTAACTCCGATGAATTAGAGTCTGGTGTGAATTATACGTTGCATGATCCTCGGAACTACAATCTCAAGAAACATATGGTGCGATTGGCGATTTATGAACTGACTAAATTGATTGCACCGAATAATGTTTCTGTGGTTCGTCTGAAGGACTATGAAGATTCAATGAAATGGCTCTCGGACGCTTCCAAATTAAAACTGAATCCACAGATTCCAAGAAAAATAGGAGAGGATAAGAAAGAGGTTACGGACTGGCAACTAGCGACATTTCAGGCTGAATATGATCCTTATAAGAATCCTTGGTTGGTGTAG